CGTTTGAGATTATCCCGTCTTGGCATAACAAGCTCCAAGCTATGGCGTATGAAGATCATCTTTGGACACGCTTGTCTCATTACTCGTACGAACTCCACAACAATAAACTTAGGCTTTATCCAATACCAGATGGTTTCATCAGAGACATGTGGGTTCAATTTACTGTTGAGGCAGATGGCTGGAGAGAAGATTCAGATAGAATGCACGGTAATAAGGGCATAAACAACATGAACACTTTGCCCTTTGATAACATACCTTATAAAAACATTAACGCAATAGGCAAACACTGGATTAGGAACTATGCTTTGGCCATAGCAACAGGAATGTTGGCGCAAATACGTGGTAAATTCACCTCAATACCAATTCCAGGAGATTCGGTGACATTAAATTCTGGAGATTTGGCGACATTATCAGCCAATAGCATGACCGAACTAAAACAAGAACTAAAGACAATACTAGACGAAATGACATATAGAGCGCTTGCTGAAAAGGATGCTGCAATGGTAACAGCAATAGATACAGTTCAGCAAGAAATACCTATGATGATATACCAAGGATAAGGGGGCGTTAGATGAGTAACGAATGGAAACAGCCAGACGCACCCCCACCGCCACTATTTATAGGGCAATCAGAACGAAATCTCGTAAAGCAAATTAATGATGAGCTTATCGAGAATGTTATAGGCCAGTCTTTGGTCTATTACCCAATTGATGTTGAAAGAACAAACTATCACGATCTGTATGGAGAGGCTGTAACAAAAAATTTTCTGCCTCCTATTAGGGTTTATGCTCTTGTTGAGTTTGATGGAATTACCACAAAGTATAATACAAACATCGGCCTTGACAAAGAATCCAGTGTTACTGTCCATTTTCATAAAAGGCGCCTAACAGAAGATCAAGATCTTTATGTTCGTGAAGGAGACTTTATATCTTATGGAAGCATTTATTATGAAATAGTTACGCTATCAGAGCCTAAACAAATGTTTGGTCAAATTGAACATCTTATGGAAATTTCTGCCAAGTGTATAAGAGCAAGAGAGGGACTTTTCGATGCCACCTGATTATACATACACAGAAATAGAGGGAGCCAACGAAAACATTGGAGAGGTCGCTTTCATGCCTTCCACTCTAGAGACAGTAGATCGCGCCCTTTTTAAATTTGCAGAAGAAGAATTGGATCTTCATGTCAATACAAATAAGGGCTGGAAAAAGGTTCCTATCCTTTGGGTTTCAGCAGAAAGGGCTTTTCAGATCAAGGCAGACAAGGATCTCCGAGACTCAACCGGCGTACTAAAACTTCCTCTGATGACAATAGAGAGAACAACAGTCGAGAAAGATCCGAGCTTCAAAGGCACTTTTCAAGCACACGTTCCAGATTCAGGCGAAGCGAGAAGAATAACAATTGCAGCCGGAAAAACAATCCAACACGAAAAAACTTCAAACTTTAGAAATGCTTTTTCTGCTCGCCGCTCTGGAACTCCAGATAATCCCTATGTCGGGCACGGGCAAATAAACTTTCCCTCTGTTAATACTGACAATAGTAGAGTAGTTTATCAAACCAAGTATTTGCCTGTCCCTGTTTATGTGAAAGTAGTATATTCGCTAAAGATAAAAACAGAGTACTTACAACAGATGAATGACATCTTTCAGCCCTTTATAACTAAAACTGGACAGATGAATAGTTTTTTTATCACCCACGAGGGCCATCGTTATGAAGGCTTCATCGAGGGCTCCTTTGGGCAGAGCAATAACGTCTCTGAACTTGGAGAAGAAGAGAGAAGTTATGAAACAGAAATCCAACTTCGAATACTCGGTTATTTAATGGGCGAGGGCGTGAATGATAAGAGACCAAAGATTTCCATTGAAGAAAATGTTGTAGACGTAAAAATACCAAGAGAAAGAGTCATTGTTGGCGACATAAATACCTTCCTTGACAAAAACGCCAAGGGAAAGGGATTTTTCAGAGAATAGGGTATTTGCCCCGTCTCTGTACTATTTACTAAGTGAAAAGGCTCATGTGGTTTTATTAAGGAGACAATAGTATGTCAGACGCCAGAAAATTTAGATTTGTATCACCCGGAATCTTCTTAAACGAAGTTGATCGTTCGCAGATTCCCGCTGTACCAGAAAATGTTGGTCCCGTAATTATTGGACGCGCAGAAAAGGGTCCTGGTATGATCCCTGTAAGGGTTAACTCATTCTCCGAGTTTGTTGAAACTTTCGGAAACCCAATCGACGGAAAAGGTGGCGTTGATGATCTTTGGAGAGAAACCAATAAATCCTCTCCAACCTATGGTGGTTACGCTGCTCAAGCTTATTTAGCTGCTGGCGTTGGCCCAATTACTTATGTTCGACTTGTCGGCACTCAACATGCTGATGCTGATGTCGATGCTGGAAAAGCCGGCTGGAAAACATCAAAGACTCCTAGCGTAGAGATTTCAAGTACAGGCGGTGCATATGGCCTGTTTGTTTTCCCTTCTTCTTCGCTAGGCGATGCCACTGAAGCAGCTCGCGCTGCTGAAACGCACTCCGCAGCACTGGGCGCTGTATTTTACATGAACTCTGGTATACCTGTTCTTAGTGGTACCACAGTAGACGGAATCCAAGGACGCGGAGCAGCAACAGTTGTAGCTTCGGATGCTGCCGGAAACTTTAGAGTTGAGGTCCTCAATTCAACACTCGGAACGACAAGGGAAGCTACCTGTAACTTTACAGAAGGCAATACTAACTTTATTAGAAATCAATTTAACACCAACCCACAACTAGTTGGGGCAATTGAATCTGGCGATGTCTCGACTCATTACTGGCTTGGTGAAACATTCGAGCGCCATGTTGCTGAGACCGTAACTACGAATGGCAAGCTACATGGATGTATTTTGGCTATTGCTACAGGCTCTACATTTGTAGGGCCGTCAGATAGAAAGACCGCATACCGTGATTCTCACTCTGGTTGGTTCTTCTCTCAGAACTTAAGCGCCGACACTACGACTTTTAAATACAGTAACATGACCAAACTATTCAAGTTTGTTGGCATCAACGGCCATGGCGAGTGGATTCAAAACAACATTAAGATTTCTCTTGCAAACATCAAGGCTTCAACAAACGATAACAGCCCATACGGTACGTTCGATGTGATTTTAAGAAAAGCCAGCGACTCAGATCTTAAGCCTGTCATTCTTGAGCGCTATTCTAACTGTACACTCGATCCTAAGTCATTGGATTACATCGCTATAAAAATTGGTGATACATATCAAGATTATGACGATACTGAGAAACGTTATAGAGAATTTGGCAACTATCCAAATAAATCTCGCTACCTTCGTGTTGTACTGAATGAGACATTAGAAGCCGGTGGCCTCTCACCTGAGTTGTTGCCATTTGGTGTCTACGGTCCTCCACGATTTAACACATTCAACTTCAACAGTGGTTCTACGGTTGTACAAGTAGAAGGCCAGAGAGGTACTCCTGCTGGCTCCGCTGCTTCTCATGTACCCGTTGCTGGAATTTTTGTAAGAGGTTCAGGCTCTATGGCCGTAGTTCAGGGAGCAACACAGGACCGAACAACCCTATCGACCAGATTTGTATATTCCGGCGCCGATGACACCGCGGCCGGCCCTTCAGGCGAATTCGGTCAGGTTACTGCGTCTTTCCCTGCTGTCGGTATTCGATCTACTGCTGCACAGGATGCTTCCACTGCAACGACAAACACTTACTTCGGCCTACACAGCGGAAAGTCTAGCACTGTTACCACTCCGGATCCAGGATATCCTGACTATCTCCGTTGCTTGGGCGCAGATGTTATTTCAAACGCATCTTGGGCAGACACTTTCGGATTAACCGGCTATGGCACTCTTGATGAGCAGTGGATTTTCACGCTTGATGAGATTATCCCGACTACAGGCTCTGCATTTAGTTCAAGTGCGCCGACACAGGGTATAACAAATGCCACTTGGACATCTGGTTCAATGGCAAATGTAAATTCTTGGAATGCTATCAACTCAGTTGGCAAAGGTGCTGCGAGATACAAAAACATTCTTGACTCAAAGATTAATCGATTCACTTCGCCTTTATTCGGCGGCTTTGACGGTCTGGACATTACAGAGAGAGATCCTTTCCGTAATACCTTGCTTGATGCCGGAACAGAGACTACAAACTATGCTTACTACACTATCCAGAGGGCTATCGACACTGTTGCAGATCCAGAAGTACTTTCTTGCAACATCATGACTGTGCCTGGAATTACAAATGAGTCTCTTACTAAGTACCTTATTGATACCGCACAAGGCCGTGCAGATGCTCTCGGCGTCATTGATGTCAAGGGTGGCTTCCAGCCGCGTCACGAGCGTGACGCCACCATAGCCTTCAGAAGAGGCGACTTAAACGCAGTGCTAAGTAACATGAGAGATCGTAACTTAAACAACAGTTACGGCTGTGCTTACTACCCATGGGTTACTATCCGTGACGACATTAACAGTTCGTTTGTAAAAGCGCCACCATCAGTTGTTGCTTTGGGTGTTCTAGCCAACACAGAGAAGGCAGCCGATGTCTGGTTCGCTCCAGCCGGCTTCCAAAGAGGTGGCCTATCTCAAGGTGCAGGCGGTGTTCCCGTCCTTAGCGTTGAGACAAAGCTTACCTCACGTAACCGCGATGATCTTTACGACATTAACATTAACCCGATTGCAAGCTTCCCATCAGAGGGACTAGTGGTCTTCGGACAGAAAACCCTTCAATCAACGCAATCAGCGCTTGATAGAATCAACGTCCGTCGCCTCCTCATCTTCACAAAGAAAGGAATTAGCCAGATTGCATCTACAACACTCTTCCAGCCCAACGTCAGAGACACTTGGAACGGATTTAAGACTAGAGCAGAAAACTTCTTGTCTGATGTTAAAGTAAGATTCGGTGTTGATGATTTTAAGGTTATCCTTGACGAAACAACCACCACACCTGATTTAGTCGACCGCAACATTATGTATGCCAAGATCTTTATCAAACCAACCCGTGCTATCGAGTTCATCGCAATTGACTTTGTGATTACCCGTTCCGGAGCCTCATTCGAGGATTAAAAACCAACAGGGGCTTTTTGCCCCTCGCTACTATTTATTAGAAAGTAAGGAGAGAACATAAGATGGCAATTGAAGGCGGAAATAAGGGAACTTTTTGGACCCAATCACCAGCTAAAGATCCAAAAAGAGCTTTTAGATTTAAAGTTCAGTTTGGACAATCTGGACTTTTGTGGTATGCAAAAACCGCTCAACGACCAACATTGTCTTTCTCTGAGGCTACGCACAGCTATTTGAATCACACCTACTACTGGCCCGGAAGAGCAGAGTGGAGTGAAGTAAGTATTAGCTTTATTGATCCTGTCGATCCTGATTTAAGCGGAGGCTTAATTAAAGCCCTCTCTGATGCAGGTTATCGCATACCAGGAGGCACAGACACTTCAGACTTAACTTCTATCTCTAAAGCTTCTGCAACGCAGTCACTAGGCGACAGTGGAGACTCAAATGACATCCAGTGCTTTATGATTGACGAAGAAGGAAATGAGCTTGAGTCTTGGACTCTCAAACATGCTTGGATTAAGTCAGTAGACTTTAGCGACCTAGATTATTCTAGTGACGAAATGTCTGAAGTTACAGTTAATTTCCGTTATGATTGGGCTCAATACGAAACCATCAGAAACGGTAACGCTACAGACACGTTCTTCGCTGTTGGCGGTTAATAGGAGAAACTCATGACTGCTGGGTTTTGGACTGGCACTAGAGTAGAAGATCCTGCAATGCAGTATCGCTTTCGTGTAATATTAAACGGGGAGTTCTTGTGGTGGGCAAAGACCTGCGACAAGCCAAAAATAAACATTCCAGTACTTGGAAAGGACGAGTATTATCTTGGCTCTTCTCTCCCTGATTTGATGCCTGGTCCTATAGTGGATTTTCAGCCAATCACAATGACAATGATTGATCCTATTGAGCCCCATGTTGCCAATACTTTAATCAAAGCTCTCGCGGCTTCTTCGGATTGTTTTCCTAGAATTGATGGCACTCTACTTAAGAGCTTGCTAGGAAATCTCGTGATTGAGCAAATTGATCACCGTGGAAACTACATAGAGACGTGGACTTTACAAGGAGCTTTTCCGACTTCAATTGATTTCGGATCTTTGGATTATTCAAGCAGTGACTTCGTTGCGCTGACTATGACTTGGGAGTTCAAGTCGTTTAAAGTTCGAATAGCAGGGGAAGATGTATTGGTGCCACAAGACGAAGCAGCGGCCCCATCTGATTTTGATGCCGCCATGGCGCTTGACGGTAATTGGACTTAGTGCCTAAATAATACTTGACGCCGGCAACACTTTGTGTTATATTATAAAATAGACTTTTATTAGAGGTTAAAATGAGAGACAACAGTAAGCGCGTTGGGGCAGCAGCACAACCCG